GGCTTCTTGCCCGCAATCTCGCGCTTGAAGACCTGTTGTGGGAAGAAATTCTTGTATCTATTCGGGATGTTAACAAGAGAACAGAGTTATTGCGACAAAGAAACCAGATTGTACGGGATATTCATACTGAGTTCCGTGCTCTTAATATAGAAGTTCCAACTGTAGTAGAAAAAAACAGTGAGAACTTTAGTAAAATACTAGAGGATATAATGGATGACAGCAGTGAAGAAGCAAACCCAGATGAAGTCAGCGATTAGTGGCTTAGCTGCTCACGACTCTAGAAAGCTTGAAAAGATTTTTAATATATGTAGAGAAGATGAAAAGAAGATGACTCTTCTCTGTAGAGCGTTCTGTGAGGCATATCTTATAGATAACAAACAAAGACCTCTTAGATTAAGACCTCTACAAGAACAAATAATAGTAAAAACGTTAACATATCCAGATGGTGACGTTGATAAGCATCGTAAACTAGCAATATTGGCTCCACGAGGCAGTGGCAAGTCTTTTGCTCTTTCGGTAGCTGTATGTATCTATATGTTCTTTAATAGATTTAGAGATTTAATTTTTGTCTTGGCTCCAACAGAGGACCAAGCTTCACTTATATTTAATTATTGTTAT